AAGGGCGAGATTGCAGAAGACTTTATCTCTGGACTGAAACAGTTGTTTGAAGATCATTATATTGACGTGCCTGATGAGAAATATGACGTTCTCGAAGCACAGTCTGAGAAAATTGCTGAACTGGAAGAAAAAGTTAATAGTGTTATGGAGCAGAATGTCTCCCTTACATCTGTTAAGTCTAATCTAGTTCGGGAACAGGTTATCTCTGAAGCTTGCGAAGAGTTGACCGATACCGAAATTGAAAAGTTCAAGTCTCTCACCGAAGATGTTGACTTTGTTGACGAAGAGTCCTTCAAAGCAAAACTCGACACCTTGAAGGAAAGTTATTTCCCGAAGACGATTGTTGAACAAACTTTTGATGATGAAGATGGTGGCACCGCACAGGACATTGATACGACTGGAGCTATGAACGCTTATATGTCGGCAATCAGTCGTAACAAAGAGCGTGCCCAATAATATTATAAACAGATGTAATTAATAAAGGAGAAACTAATGTTTCAGACAGAACATCTACAAGAAAAGTGGCAGCCAGTCCTAGAACACCCCGATCTACCACGGATTGAGGATTCTTATAAGCGGGCAGTTACTACTCTCATCCTAGAGAACCAAGAAAAAGCTATGCGTGAGGATCGCGGTTTCCTTACAGAAACAGCGCCAGTCAACAGCATGGGTGGCGGACAGATGGATACATGGGATCCGATTTTGATCTCATTGGTTCGTCGTGCAATGCCTAACCTCATTGCTTATGACGTTTGTGGTGTGCAGCCAATGACAGGTCCAACTGGACTTATCTTTGCGATGCGTTCCTCGCTCGCCTCACAGGACGGTGCAGAAGCCCTTATGGACGAAGCATTTCCTGATACTTCCAATCAGAACGCTGCCGGTACAATCGGTGGTGGTGATGTTGGTTCTACAGAGACTAACCCTGCTGTTCTTAATGATGCCTCTGCGGGAACATATACTTCTGCAACAGGTATGACTCGTTCGCAGGCTGAAGCACTTGGTGATAGCGGTACGAACGCTTTCGCTGAAATGGCATTCTCCATTGAGAAGTCTACGGTTACTGCCGTTTCTCGCGCACTCAAAGCTGAGTACACGATGGAACTTGCACAGGACTTGAAGGCAATTCATGGTCTTGACGCCGAGACAGAACTCAGCAACATTCTTTCGACAGAAATTCTTGCTGAAATCAATCGTGAAGTCATCCGTTCGCTGTATGTTACAGCGGTTAAGGGTGCTCAGGTTAACACAACTACTGCTGGTGTATTCGACTTGGATACAGACTCCAATGGTCGTTGGTCGGTTGAGAAGTTCAAGGGTCTTATGTTCCAGATTGAACGTGACGCCAATGCGATTGGTCAACAGACCCGTCGCGGCAAAGGTAACATGCTGATTGTTTCGGCTGACGTTGCTTCTGCTCTTCAGATGGCCGGTGTTCTTGATTACACGCCTGCTCTGAATAACAACCTCGCGGTTGACGACACATCCTCCACATTCGCTGGTACGATGAATGGTCGTTTCAAGGTCTATGTTGATCCGTATTCTGCAAATGTTGCTGCTAGTCAGTATTATGTTTGTGGTTATAAGGGTACATCGCCTTATGATGCTGGTTTCTTCTACTGCCCATACGTTCCGCTTCAGATGGTTCGTGCGGTTGGTGAGAATTCCTTCCAGCCTAAGATTGGTTTCAAGACCCGTTATGGTCTTGCTGCTAACCCATTCGCTGCTGCGGGTGCGGTTGCTGCCGCTGACACGGTTAACACCGATGCGTCACTGGATGCTAATACAAACGCTTGGTATCGTCGCGTTAAAGTCGCTAACCTTATGTAAAATAGGGGAACTACTAAACTTGGGGGAGCATCTTGCTCCCCCTTTTTTTTGTTATAAATAGATACATGGCAACAGCATCATCCCCCCTCGCAAGACAACCAGACCAATTGGACTATGCTAGTCCAACTCAGTTTCGTTTTGGTATTAAACAATTACCAAAGGTAGAGTTCTTTACGATAAATGCAAACCTACCCGGTATTGAGGGTGCATCAGTAGATTTTGCAAACCCATTCAATAATATTCCAATCATGGGTGATAAACTCACTTACAGCGATCTTACTATCACATTTATTGTAGATGAGTTTCTGGAAAATTACCAATCTCTACATAACTGGCTTACGGGATATGGATTTCCATCAGATAGGTCTGAGTTTAGAAAACATAGAGATATTACATCAAACACACCCGCTGGTGGGTCAACACCGTCAGTTGATATTGTTGGTAATGCAACAGCAGATAAAGCAATGTACTCAGATGCATTTCTTATGATCCTGTCAAATAAAAACAATCCAATTCTAAACGTAAATTTTCAGAATGTATTTCCAATATCACTTAGTGGATTAAATTATACACAGGGTGCAACAGATGTTGAGTATATGACTGCTGATGTATCATTTAAATATCAAATCTACAAATTTGAGGGTGTCTAAATAAGAGTGAGCAGATTTGGTAAGCTTTAACATTTATCAAATCTTTAGACTTAATTTCTGGTGACAACTCGTTCGAACTCATCAGGGTCAAAATATCACAGAGAGAAACCAAACTGCTCACTTTTTTTATTATGAGGTAATTATGGATTTAGAAGTACTAAAGAAAACTGCAAGAGAAGACCTTCCTATAACTGATCTAGAACATATCGATCAGGAATCTTTCAAAAATCAAATGATAAAACGGAAGTGGTTGGACTTCAAGGCAGACTTTGAATTGCTTTTGGTCAAAGCTAAAACTGACCATCAACTCCTATATCGTCAGAAGTGGGAATACTACGGTGGTAAGGCAGATGCAAAAATTTACGCTGCAAAACCGTTTGACATTAGGGTTATGAAGACAGACCTTACAATGTACATTCAGTCCGACGAGGACATTCTTAGAATTTCAAATAAAATTGGGTACTACGATTCATGCGTAGACTACTGCAAGGGTGTGATTAAATCTATCGACAATCGTGGGTGGGATATTCGTAATGCAACCGATTGGAAAAAGTTTGAAGCTGGTATGATCTAATGGACATTGAAAAATTTATTATGGAATATAAAAACATAGTTCCTAAAGTTTTGATAGATGAAGTGATGAGTGCTGATTTAGATTTTCAAAAGTCTGAATATGCAAATCAAACAGGTAAAGTAGAAAACTCAGATAAACGAGTGAACATGGATGAGTTCTGGATTCATAATACACATGAATTGTATGAACCTCTCAAATCTTGTTTTGTTAATTCAATTAATCAATACATAACAGACCATCCGTATTTTTCTGTGCAACACCTCACCGACTTTCGTATCAATCGTTATAAAGAAGGTGGGTTCATGTCACGTCACTATGATAGCATCCATCATAGTCACGGGCAGCACTACGGATATCCACATGCGACTGTTCTTTTGTATCTTAACGATGACTATGAAGGTGGTGAATTTATAGTTGCAGATAAAAAATTAAAACCAAAATCTCGTTCTGCTGTTGTGTTTCCGTCGAACTTTATGTATCCACATGAAGCTGAGGTTGTAACAAAAGGAACTCGTTGGAGTATCGTATCGTGGTTGATGTAAAAACTTACAAGTGTTTTCCAACTTCTATTCACGAAGTTAAAATGGACATTATCAAATTTGATAGAAAGAATATGATTGTCTGTATAGAAAAAGGTGATGATGATGAACTACATAAGATATCTTACTTTAAACCTCTAGTAGAAAATGTTTTGATATCATCTGAAAAAATTCTAAAGGATGGTGGATATAAATTTGATAAACTTGAGATAACTAATATGTGGGGTAATAAATTAAAAGAAGGAGAGTCCCACGCTCCGCATACTCATTCTAACAATTTTTTATCTGGTGTTTACTATCTGCAATCAGGTTCACCTATTCAGTTCTTTGATCCAAGACCAGCATCCTCGATTTTAAAACCAAGAAACACACCTGATTGGGATAACTCAAATATGATAGAATTTAACTCAGTTGTTAACACTGCGTTATTCTTTCCATCTTGGCTTATGCATTGGGTTCCACCCACTTCGAATGAACGCATAAGTATTGCATGGAATATATTGATACGAGGACATTATGGTGAACCCCATACATTACAAAATGCGTATATCTAAGAAAAACGAAGTCTACCTAGTTCTAGATGATATGACAGATTCTACTAGACAAGAGTTGACGGAGTTCTTTACCTTTGAGGTTCCCGGTTTTAAATTTATGCCGATGTATCGAAGTCGAATGTGGGATGGGAAGATACGTTTATTCTCTCCAGCTACAGGTGAGATATACTTTGGGTTGCTTCAGTATATAAAAGGATTCTGTCAGAAAAACGAGATTGACTATATAGTAGAAGAAGGAGTTGAAAATGCTCGGAGTATTGTACGTCAGGTTGTTAGAGATTTCATCAGGTCACTCAAACCCAAATCCGCCGGTAAATCCCTTAAAGTGCGTGACTACCAAATTGATGCCGTACATCACGGTATTTCCAGAGATCGTGCTCTTCTTGTTAGTCCTACTGCTTCGGGCAAATCACTTATAATCTACTCGTTAGTTCGTTATTATCATATGATGGGGTTAAAGACCCTGATACTAGTTCCCACCACTTCACTTGTAGAACAGATGTATTCAGACTTTGAGGACTATGGTTGGAGCTCTGGTACATACTGCCAGAAG